ATGGCGCAGTGGCGGACCTCGCCCCAGGGCCTTGCTTCGGCGACGGTTGCCGAACGCCGCCGGCAATACGGACCAAACGAATTGGTCGTAAAGGAGAAAAAATCACCCTTCCTGATGTTCCTCGCCCAGTTCAAGGACGTCCTGATCCTGATTCTCATCGCGGCCGCCGTCTTGGCCGGGTTCGTCGGTGATCTAGTCGATACGATCGCCATTCTTGTGATCGTGGTGATCAATGCGGTTGTCGGTTTCATCCAGGAGTATCGTGCCGAAAAAGCGATGGAGGCCCTCAAAAAGATGGCCGCGCCCACGGCGACGGTGCTTCGGGACGGTGTTCCGGGAACCGTTCCCGCTTCTGAACTGGTTCCTGGCGATCTGGTCGTCCTTGAGGCGGGGCGCGTGGTGCCGGCGGACCTGCGGATCATCCAGGCTGCGCACCTGAAGATCGAGGAGGCCGCTCTCACCGGCGAATCGGTCCCGGTGGAAAAGATCGTGGACGCCCTGCCGGAGGAGGGTCTCTCCCTGGGCGATCGAAAAAACATGGCCTACAAAGGAACCTTCGTGACTTACGGCCGGGGAATGGGCGTGGTCGCGGCGATCGGCATGGCGACGGAGTTCGGTAAAATCGCCGCCATGCTTCAGGACGAGGAGGAGGTCAAGACGCCTCTCCAGAAACGTCTGGCGATCTTTGGCCGCAAACTCGCCTTGGCGGTCCTGGCGGTTTGCGTTATCGTGCTGGGAATCGGTCTGCTGCGCGGTGAGCCGCCTTTGCTGATGATTATGGTCGCCATTTCGCTCGCCGTCGCGGCGATCCCGGAGGCGCTGCCCGCGGTGATCACGATTTCCCTGGCCCTAGGGGCCAAGAAACTGATTAATCTGCAGGCCCTGATCCGCAAGCTGCCCGCCGTGGAGACCCTCGGTTCGGTGACCTATATCTGCTCAGACAAGACGGGAACGCTGACGCAAAACCGGATGTCGGTGACGGAGCTGTATTACGGAGGAAGGCTGCTTCACGCCTCTGACTTTTCCGCCCCGGATCCGTCCGGCCAAGCCGCGGAACATACCGGGACCCTCCTGATGATGGCCCTGGCGCTGAGCAACGACGCTGAAAGAGCAAGCGACGGCCAGACGATCGGCGACCCGACGGAAGCCGCATTGTTTCATGTCGCACGGCAGCACGGCTTCGACAAGAAGGTCCTGGAGACGAGGCACCGGCGCGTAGCGGAGATTCCCTTCGATTCCGAACGAAAGTGCATGACCACCTTCCATGTCTGGGAAGGCGGCGTGATCTCCTTTACCAAAGGGGCGTTGGATGTCCTTATGGAAAAGGCGGCCCGACAGATCGGCCCGGAGGGTGCTGAGGCTCTGGATGTCGCCAAGATCCAGCAGATCCATGAACGGATGGCGGCGGACGGTTTGAGGGTGTTGGCTGTCGCCATGCGGCGCTGGGAAGCGCTTCCAACCGAGATCTCTCCCGAACAGTCGGAAACGGATCTTGCCCTCCTGGGGCTTGTGGGAATGATCGATCCTCCGCGGGAAGAGGCCGCGCTGGCTGTTTCTCTGTGCATGAAAGCGGGAATCAGGCCGGTTATGATCACGGGCGATCATCCGATCACGGCACGGGCGATCGCCGCAAAGCTGGGCATCCTCGACAACGATCCGCAGGCGATCATCACCGGGAAGGAACTTGCGACCCTGTCCCTGGAGGCGTTCGAAGAGAAGGTCGAGCACATCCGGGTCTACGCCCGCGTTGCCCCGGAACAGAAACTCAAGATCGTCCGGGCGCTCCAGGATCGGGGGCAGTTCGTCGCGATGACCGGCGACGGGGTGAACGATGCTCCGGCGCTCAAACGCGCTGACATCGGCATAGCCATGGGGATCACGGGTACGGATGTCTCCAAGGAGGCGGCGCACATGATCCTCCTGGACGACAATTTCGCCACCATCGTCAACGCCGTTAAAGAGGGGAGGAAGATCTACGATAATATTCGGAAGTTTATCAAGTACCTCTTGACGACCAACTCCGGCGAGATATGGACCCTCTTTCTGGCGCCGCTCGTGGGCCTGCCGATCCCGCTATTGCCGATTCACTTGCTCTGGATCAACCTCGTCACGGACGGCCTTCCCGCCCTGGCCCTCTCCGCGGAACCGGCGGAAGGTGACGTCATGAGCCGTCCTCCCCGCCATCCCCGGGAGAGTGTCTTTGCCGGCGGCTTAGGGGCGCATGCAATCTGGGTCGGTCTGCTGATGGCGGGGATGGTTCTCTTGGTCCAGTGCTGGTCCATCACCGGCGGGAATTCTCACTGGCAGACAATGGTCTTTACGGTACTCTGCCTCACCCAACTCGGCCACGTCCTGGCGATCCGCTCGGAAAAACAATCGCTCTTCACGATTGGGCTTCTTTCCAACAAGTATCTTATGGGGGCGATCGCGTTGACCTTCCTTCTGCAGATGGCCACACTCTACGTGCCCATGCTCAACCCCATCTTCAAGACCGTGCCGCTGACATTGGGTGAATTGTTCTTCTGCATCGCCTGGTCAGCTTTGGTCTTCGTGGCAGTGGAGATTGAAAAGGCGATCAAACGCCGCCGCTCGTAAGCAGAAGTGATCTTCAAAAAACCTGACAAATGATGGTTGCTCTGCCGGATAAATAATTGAGAATGATTCTGGAAAATGACGATGGAAAAAATCTCCTATCCTATTCAAGGATTGTCATCTCCTGTCTGCTCTGAAACAGTGTTCAAGATGTTTCTGGCTAAAGGGTGAATCACACGCGTAATGATCCTGATGCTTTTTTGTGACGGTATTCCGTTTTCAACAGCGATAGACAATAGATCTGGCATCACTATCGTAGACTATAAACAGTAATTGTCAGAGTTGATTACATTCTATCTCTGAGGACTTGTAGGTGACGAAGAGAGAAGTACGCATCAACCTGTTGACCCGCCCGATATTTGCACCTCCGTTATCCAACCTTCGGTCCCAAAAACTCAGAGGGCCATGTTTTTTGCCCAATCCTATGGTGTTATCGGCATGTCTGTCAGGGGAACCGACGGCCTTCGGATTTTAATCCGATGTTCGACGAATGTGGATGAAAAAAATAGCACCATGAAATTCTTAACGATTTGATTTAATTGGCATACACTGAATGAATCGAAGCATGCGCCTGCGCATTCGTAGGCAAACGTAGGCAACTCAATAGAAAGGGGTTAGGTGAAATCACCTAACCCCTTGATTTTGGTGGGCCGTGCGGGATTCGAACCCGCGACCAACGGATTAAAAGTCCGTTTCTGCGCCTAATAAAAACAATCACTTACAACATTTTGTGCGGTTTTTGTGTTGAGTGCCCCTCAAGGAGGTTTCGCTGTGCAGCTTGAAATCGAGTCTGGAGTTTTGCGTATTCGAACCGCTTATGCGGACAAGGACAGATGCGCGGCAGTGCCTGGAGGTCGATGGGCGCCGTCGAAAAAAGCATGGGAATATCTCCTGTCGCCGGCGACCGCCGCGGCGGTGATCGAGACATTCGGTAGCAAGGTTCCCAGTGACAAGATTCCCTTGCTCCGGGAAATGAACGGTCGGTTCATCCGGGCAAAGATGTTCCGCGAAGGATCGGTCGAACCCCTCGTTCCTCGAGGCGTCAAACAGCCTTGGGATCACCAGAAGGTCGCCTACAGCATCGTCCGTGAAATCTTCGATTTCGATCATCAGTACGGCGGCGGGTCGCTCATGGCCCTCGACATGGGAACGGGCAAAAGTCGCGTCGGCGTCGACATCGTCACGAACCACGCCGATCACATCCGCAAAACTCTCATTGTCTGCCCTCATTCGGTCATCGACGTCTGGCCCAAGGAATTCGCAAAGCACGCGCTCCCACAGGACCTGCGGAACATCCTGATCGCCCCGATCACGATGAAGCATAACCTCGAAAAGAAAACGCGGTATGCCCACCAGATGCTTCAACAGGCCGAGGCTCTCAAAAGGCAGTTTGTCTGCGTCATCAATTACGAGTCGGCATGGCGGGAGCCGTTCGCGAGCTGGTCGCAGGAGATGGGCTTCGATCTGGTTATCGGAGATGAACTCCATCGGGTCAAGGCGGCCAGCGGCAGGGCGTCGAAGTATTTCGCCCGGCTCGCCTATCACACCAGATACCGCCTGGGGCTTACGGGCACCCCGCTTCCCCATTCAGTACTCGACATCTACGGCCAGTACCGGCACCTGGATCCCGGGATCTTCGGAACCTCCTATACAAAATTTCGCAGCGATTATGCCGTCATGGGCGGTTTTCAGAATCATCAGGTCATGTCTTTTAAGAATCTCGATCGGCTGCACGACAAGATGTACCTGATCGCCTACCGGGTCATGTCCGACGATGTGTTCGATCTGCCGGACAAGATCGACGTCGAACGGAACGCGGATCTGAATACCGAAGAGGCTCGCATTTACACGGAAATGAACGAGCAGTTCTGCGTCGAGGTCGACAAGAATCTGGTCACGGCCGACAACGCGCTCGTCAAACTGCTCCGGCTCCAGGAGATCACATCGGGTTTCATCGACGGCCAGCCGATCGGCACATCGAAGGCGGCATTGCTCTCTGACGTCCTCGAGGATCTTGCCGTCAAGGAACCGATCGTCATCTTCGCGCGGTTCACGAACGACCTCAAAAAGATCCACGAAGTCGCTGAGTCCCAGGGCCGCCGGTATGCCGAATTGTCGGGCCATGCGAACGATCTCGCAAAGTGGCAGGACGGCAACGCCGACGTTCTCGGCGTCCAGATCAAATCAGGCCGCGAGGGCGTCGATTTCACCCGCGCCCGATACTGCATCTACTACAGCCTCGGCTTCTCTCTCGGCGATTACAACCAGTCCCGCAAGAGGATCCATCGTCCCGGCCAGACGCGGAACTGCACCTATATCCATCTCGTCATGAACAAGACCGTGGACGAAAAGGTCATCAAGGCGCTCGAAAAACGGGAGGAAGTGGTTTCCTCCGTACTGCAGCAATACAGAGAGGAGGTCGAAAGTGGCGAAAAAAGATCAGGAAGCCGGGAATAAGGTGGCGCCGTCGAAGGAGTTTACGGGGCCGTACTGGGATGAAATCGGTCAGGCGATCGCCGGCATGTGCAACGACCAGAGCAAGGAATTCGAGCATGCGTGGCTCAAGGGCACGAAACTCAAGATCGGGTTCTCGGTCACGATCGGCGACGGGCGGCCGGTAGAAACCAAGATCAAGATGAATTGCACGGCGAAGAAGATTTCCGAAGAGACGATTCTCCATGGCGGCGCAAAGTCCGGGCCCACCGAAAAAACGGCCGAGCTTTTCCCGGCGGGATCTCCGGAAGCCGAAGGCGCGTCGGAAGCAGCAAGCACAAGTTAATTTCTTCTGCTTTTTCGACGGAATTTTCACACAGGAGGTAGTCATGAAGTCAGCCACAGCAGAAGCAACGTGCGAGATGCAGGATCCGCCGGAATGCAATGTTCCATCCAACGCCTTCAACCACATGGAGTCGAAACAGCTTTTCAAGAGGGCGATCGATCTCAGCAAGAGAAAGAAAGAGCTCGAGGATGAAATCGACCAGGTGAAGGCCGACCTGGATGATGTGAAAAAGCGCATTCAGGACATCTTCCTTCAGATGGGCGTGTCATCGGTCAAGGCGGAAGGCCGGACACTCTATACCCACAGGAGCATCTTCGCCGGGGCAGGGGAGGGCGCCACGAACCTTCAGATCAGCAAGGCCCTCGAGAAGCTCTCGCTCGAAAACTACGTCACGTTCAACCACCAGTCCCTGTCCGCCTACGTCCGGGAAATCGCAAAGGAGAACCCCGAGTTCGTCGACAAGGACGGCAACATCACGGCCACATCGGAGCAGATCCTCGCGGCATTACCGAAGCCCTTGAACACATTGCTCAAGGTTTCGGAGAAGTTCGACATCAAAATTCGCAAGTAGGAGGTAGTAAGCATGGCACCAAAAGCAAAGGGAAATACCGAGGAAAGGGGGCTCACGGTCCTCGAGAGCGGGCAGTTGGTGGAGTACAAGCTGTTTGATCAGTCGGCTGCCGCGCTCATCAAGGAGAACATGGGCAATCAGCAGCTTGGGCCCAACGACCTCAGCCGCGTCAAGATCCCGCCCGCCGGCGGTCTGGCCTGGGAACTGCCGTCGATCGGCGAGCCGGAAATGGCCAAGGAGTTTCAGGGCATCCTTCTCGGCCATCGGCTCACGCGGGTCTACTGGGAGAAGGAGTACACGGGCGAGCGCGTCCCGCCTGATTGCGTCTCCCTGAACAATGCCATCGGGCGCGGCCGGCCCGGAGGCGAGTGCGCTGAGTGCCCGATGTCGCAGTGGGGCAGCGATCCCAAGGGCGGCGGCGGTCAGGCCTGCAAGCAGGTCCAGGTTCTGTTCATCCTGAAACCCGGCGATCTTCTGCCGATCATCGTTCCCTTGCCGCCGACGTCGGTCGGGCCCTTCAAGAAGTTCCTCACGCTGATGACGATGCAGGGTTATCCCTATTATTCCTGCGTCCTGAACTTTCGGCTCCAGTCCGCGCAGAACAAGGGTGGCATCAAGTATTCGATGATCGCTCCGACCATCGACGCGAAATTGCCCACGGATTCGCTCGGCCAGGTCAAGGAGTTCATCGCGAACTTTCAGGAAGCGTTCAACAAGGTGACGGTCGAGGCTGCGGAAGTTTCGGCAAATTGAGGCGCATGAGAGGAGGGAACGATCCCTCCTCTCATTCTTAAAATGAGGAAGCCATGGACGCATACGCGGAACAGTTTCTCTCTGTCCTTCTCCACGACAAGCCGCCCGAGCAGTACATCCTCTTGTGGGAAAACTATGCCAAGAGCAAGGACGACAAGGCGCCCAAGGTATCGCTGTGGTTCCAAGGCTGCAGCGAAGCGGTCAAGCATGTCTACAACGGCGGCTCCAAGTGCAATCTCTATGTCGGCTGCGGCCTCAGCGCCAGGGATCTCGGTCAGCACAGGCGCGCGAGGGCGAACGAAGTCTCGGGCATCCCCGGCTTATGGCTCGACTGCGATCTCGATGGTCCCGCCCATGAAAAGCCCAACCTTCCCAAGACCCGCGGCGAGATCGACAAACTCATCGCGTCCTTTCCCTTGAAGCCGACGATCATCGTCAATTCAGGGCACGGCTTTCAATACTGGTGGGTATTCGACAAGTTCTGGCTCTTTGGTTCCGAAGAGGATCGGCAGAAGGCGGCGACGCTCGCCTCACGATTCATGTCCTACATGAGAGCAACCGCCCACTCGTTCGGGTTCGATGTCGACATGGTTCACGATCTTTCGCGCGTCATGAGGATTCCCGGGGGCATCAATCATAAGCCTCCTGTGGCTCCCGTCACGATCGAGTCCATCAACGATCAATACTATTCCGTGCAGACCATCGAGGCGATCGTCGATCAGTGCATCCAGAAGATCGAGCCGGGACTCCTGGAGCAGAAAGGTGCACGGCCCGCCACTGTCATTCCGGCAACCGGCAATGTTCCGTTCACGCTCAATTCGGATGCTCAGCCGCCACCGGACAAGTTCGATGTCCTTGCGACAAACAACGAAAACTTTCTGACTTCATGGAACAAACAGCGCCGGGATTTCAAGGATCAGTCCGCATCTTCTTACGATATGTCGCTGGCTACCATGGCCTTCACGGCGAACTGGACCATCCAGGAAGTCGTCGATCTGCTGATTGCGTTCCGCAGGGAACACAATTTCGATCTCAAGCTGCGCCAGGATTACTACCTCCGCACGGTCAATGTCGCGATGCAGGGCGTGAAGAAAGACGCAGCCCTGGAATCGCTGTCATACCTGGCCCACACAAAGCCGTCGTCGCCGGCCGATCACAAGGAACGCGTCAAGCAGGCGGTCGACAGTCTTTCTCAGATCATCGGAATTCGGATCATCCGAATCCTCAAGTACACCGTCGATCCCCCTGAATATCGGCTCATCGGGCAGAAGACCGACAGCTTTGACGGAGAGATTCACATCGGCCCCATTCAGCATCTCATCGAACAGCACTATTTCCGGCGCAAGATCGCCGACGCAACCGGAATCTTCATGCGATCTGTCCACAAGGACCGGTGGCCCGACGTCGCCCAAGCGCTCCTGAATGCCTGTGAGATCGAATCGACAGGCGCCGAGTCGAGCAACAAGGGGCTCGTCGGATCGTGGCTCACCATGTACCTGCAGCACAACGAACCGATGTACGATCCGCAAACAGCCGTCGTCGCGCACCGTCCTTTCTTCATGAAAAACAGCTTCTTCCTGTTCGGCATCGAGTTCCGGAAATACGTCAACCAGTTCTGCCGGGACAATGTCGCGCAGAAGGGGCTCGGCATTCTCCTGCGGGAATACGGCTTTGTGCCAAGACAGATGAATTTCAAGTCCGACACGAAATATATCTCCCGTTACCTGTGGGAGATGCCGATCGGCGCGGACACGACTATCGACAGTTCGATCGATCATGCCCTGCTCGGCGAAGCAAATCGACAACGAGAAGAGGCTCAGCGGATCAAAGATGAAGAATGAACCAGCAAAGAAGAAGAGTTCGATGCTTTCTGACATTGCGATTCTCGTCGTCCTGATCGTTCCGTTCCTGCCGCCGGCACATTTTGCGTATCAGGAAATCCGGAATGAGCTCGCCTATCGCGCCGCCACAGAGGGGCGTTACGAACCTTACACAAGGGCCCAATACTACGCGCTCCTTGAGTATCACGGCCTTCTCGGGGATGTGGCGGTGATCGAGGTCAGGAGCGACGGCACACGGCACTTCAAGCGGAACGGCCGGTGGTGCAGATTCGACAGGAGCATTCAATGAGACTCGAAAATAAAATGAAAGGGGAAAGTGAGGGCCAAAGATCATGAGAGAAATTCGTATCTTTGGCCCTCCTTGACCAGGAACAGGCAAAACGACGTACCTGTCCCGTCAGGTCGAGGCGGCCGTCGAGAAGCATGGAAGCGACAACGTCATGGTCGCGAGCTTCACAAGAACCGCGGCCGCGGAACTCAATAGAAGAAAGCTCCCGATTCCAAGAGAGAACATCGGCACGCTGCATAGCCTCTGCTACCGCGCCCTGGATCGTCCTGAAATCGCGGAGACGCACATCAATGAGTTTAACGAAGCGAATCCGGGCTACGATCTCACGCCGGCCGAAACAGGCAAGATGGATGAGATGGCGGTCGACGCCCAGTTCGGATCGGACGGCGATGCTCTGCTCCAGGACTACAACCTTCTGAGGGCGCGGATGGAGCCGTTGGAATATCTCAGCAAGGATCTCCTGACATTCATCAAGGCGTGGGAACGCTGGAAGATGCTCAGCAACTATATCGATTTCACCGACATGATCGCCTTCACGCTTCAGGAAAGGAAGCCGGCTCCGGGAAACCCGAAGATCGGTATTTACGATGAGTGTTTTCCCGAATATGTCACGGTAACCATGGATGATGGTTCTCAGGTAAATATTGGTGAAATTGTTGAGAAACGTATATCAGGATCAGTACTGTCACTGAATCATGATACTGGCCATATTGAATCCAAACGAATTACGGGATGGCGCAAAGTTCCTTTGCGAAATCGACAAATTTTACGACACGGTCCACTTGAGGGGACGGAAGATCATCCTATTTTTACGCAATATGGCTACATTTCGCTCAAGAACTGTATTGACATGGGTACCGTTGTAATATGGTTGAATCATGAAAAATTACAGCAACAACGAAACTCTGACGGCAATGGAAAGATCGATTGTAATCGGGTCACTTCTTGGCGACGGTTCGATAAACAAAAATCCGGGTCCGAGGGGAAACGCACGCGTGAGATTCTGCCAAGGAGTAGAACAATCGGCATATCTGGAATGGAAGTATTGCCAGTTGAAGAGATGGGTGCTATCTCCACCGACAGCACCATATCCGACAGGTTACGACGGAATGGTCAGCGCATTCTCAACCATAAGCCATCCAGTGTTCACAGAGTTGTGGCATCTGATTTATCCCGTGCATCGCAAAAAGAAACAGAAGCGTATTCTGGATGCATTAATAGAACAACTGGACGATCTCGCTTTGGCTGTCTGGTTTATGGACGATGGTGGATCTCAAAAATATATGGCCAAATTAAGCACCTACTCGTTTCTTCCGCAAGATTTGTTACGCGTAACTTCTTTTCTCTGTCAGCGAGAAATGTTTTGTCGTGTATATCAGGATGGGAACAAGGGACCGATCATATTGTTCACTTCAGGAGGCGCCAAGAACCTCATGGATGTAATCGCTCCTTTAATGCATCCAATCTTTGCTTACAAGAGCGATCTTTCGGCCAACAAAGGCGGGAAATTACATCCGAATCTGCCAAAGATATTTGGCAAGAAGAAGGAAAGTATTTGTCCATATTGCGGGGAACATTTTGTCGCAAAAAAGTCGCAGACAATATGCGGAAAGAGGAAGTGCTATCGTGCCAACATGAACAAATTGCAGAAAGCTTGGAGACGGAAGCACCAGCGAATGGAAACCGTCAGGGGGATTTGTGTCATTTGTGGAAAACCTTTTCAGGCGGAACGTATCGAGCTAAGCATTCAACCAGCCAAAAGACATTATCCAAAAACATGCAGCCGCCAATGTCGGGCAATTCTGATACAAAAGAGACGACATGGGTTTACTGTATAGACATCGAAGACAATCATAATTTCTTTGCAAACAATATCCTCGTACATAATTGTCAAGATTTCAATGCTTTAGAGATGTCTCTCGTCCGGCACTGGTGCCAGTTCCAGGAAACCACAATTCTCGCAGGAGACGACGATCAGAACTTATATGAATTCTGTGGGTCAACGCCGGATGCTTTCCTGAAGCCGGATATTCCTGCCGAGAACAAACGGGTCTTGCAGCAGTCGTGGCGGTTGCCTCGCCTGATTCAGGAGTACGCGACGACCTGGATCAAGCAGATCAAGAACCGGGAAATCAAGGAGTACAAGCCCCGGGACTGCGAAGGAGAGATCATCCGCATGCTCGACGCGACGTACCGTGCTCCGCAATACCTGATCGGCGCGGCGGAAGAGTATGCGGCAAAAGGCAAGTCCGTGATGATCCTGACCACGTGCGGCTACATGCTCAATAACATCAAAAAGGAGCTCAGACAAAATGCACTCCCCTTTTTCAATCCGTTCCGACAGACCCGAGGTGACTGGAATCCGTTGGGCTCGTTCACAAAGTCGAAGAATCGCCATAGCAGCCGAGACCGAATTCTTGCTTTCTTTAATTCGGGAACTCGAATCGATGGCAAGGACTACTGGTCTATCGAGGATCTCGCACTCTGGAGCGATATCGTCAAATCCAACGGGGTGTTCCAACGGGGCGCAAAGGAAAGAATCGATATTGCGGCAGAGGGCTTCTGCGATCCGATCGTATCCCTGCCGGAATGGTACAAAAGCATCTTTCAGGAATTTGCCCTTGAGAACGCGCTCACGCGTAACGTCGCATGGTTCAAGGAAAATATCGTTAAATCTAAGCAGGCGGTGGCGGACTTTCCGCTGCAAATAATCCGAAAGCGCGGAATCGAGGCGCTGCGGGAGCCGCCGAAGATCATCATCTCGACGATTCATGGAGTGAAGGGGGGAGAAGCGGAAGTCGTCATACTTTGTCCGGATCTTTCCTATTCGGCGTTCGAGCAATACCAGAGATCGGGGATCAGCAAGGAGAGCGTCATCCGGACCATGTACGTCGGCATGACGAGGGCGAGGGAGTCATTGATTCTATGTCAACCATCAGGAGAATTTACGGCGCGATTAAACTGAGGAGGAAGCCATGCCCGAGTTCAATTTTGACAAGGCACGGAGCAAGCCGGGGGCGCTTGAGAGTTCGATCAAGGCGAAGATCCTCGCCTATCTTAACTCGCTGCCCCAAACCAAGATGCAGATCCGTCACCAAAGCGGATTCAACAAGAAGGGCGATCCGGACATCACAGGCTGCATCCAGGGACGGCATGCGGAGATCGAGATCAAGAAACCGAAGAAGCGATGCACCAAGCTCCAAGCCAGACGGCTGCAGGAATGGATAGAGGTCGGCGCGATCGCAGGACGCGCGACCTCTGTGGACGACGTCAAGGCCATTCTCAGAATCTATGGAGTTCAAACATGAAGATCACGGCGCATGATCTTGAGGGACTGGACGCGATCGAGCAGAAGGTACTTCGACTACGGCACAGGATCGAAGAACAAGGCACAGGAAGGAAGGGAAGCCGAGATGCCAAAGAAGCGAAGAAGAAAGTACGTTAAGAAAGTGTTCCGTCCGAAGCCCTGTGGATGGAAGGAGTGCGGGATCGTCTTCACGCCGCAGCGCAAGTGGCAAAGGTTCCATTCCGATTCGTGCCGTGGCAAGGCATGGAGCGATGAGCATCCGCGAACAGGACACCAGGAAAGATTGAACCAGCCGATACGGATCGAGGGGGAGTAGACACCATGGAAGTCGACAAATTCATGCAGCTCGCGGAAAAGAGGATCGGAGCATGCCGGTTGCTGTTGGCCGGTTCGAAGAACGAGGAGTACACGCGCGACGGCGACAAGTTCCACAATTTCAGGGTCGCCGCGGCGCTCGACGGCGAGACGCCCGAGCAAGCCCTGTGGGGCATGTGGAAAAAGCACATCGTTTCCGTAAGGGACATGGTGCACGACATCGAGGCCGGCCGGATTCCCACAGAAAAAACGATCGACGACAAGATGACGGACATGATCAACTACACGCTGCTCATGGAGGGGTTGATCGAGGAACGGCGCAAGGAAAAAGGAGATGCATGATGGTAACACCGGTCATGGCAAAGAAATGGCTCGATGAAAACAATATCCATGATCGCCACATCTCCTAAGCGCATGTCGAATCACTCACGACAGACATCTCCTTAATCGGAGAAGTTCCCTTTGTCTGATGATTGTTTATTGAAGTGAATGAGCGGGGACGCTTTGATTTTGTGGCAGACTTGAACCCGAAATGCTCAGCCTGAAAAGCATCGCCGGTTATCTCTGCCACCTACAAGTCTAAGTTGTTTAATATACGGAAAAAGTGAGAAATACAGATCGAATCTCATTTCCCCGATTTTCTTCGGTTGTCTTCTTTGCATAGCATCTGGCAGTTCTTCGCGTCGGTCTTCCCTCCCTCGTGCCAAGGCTTGATGTGGTCGCCTTCCATTTCATCGAGCTCGAAGTTCTTCTTGCACTTCACGCAGATGCCCTTCTGTCTTTCGTACGCCTCCCGCTTCATGTTCGGTGAGAACGCGCGGATGTTCAGGTGTTTTTCATCTCCGTCCAGCACGTACGAGTAAATGCCCAGCTTCCGCTGCACATCCTCGTCCATCATAAACTTCGCTACCATCTTCTCCAGTTTGTCCGTGTCGAGCGTATTGTCCTTAAACTGGTTGTACAGCGGACCCCAGCCGACGCCCTTCATCTCCTTGCGGTACTTGGGAAACGTGGCTTTCACCCAAGCGATGACCCGTTGGAAATACTGCCACAGCGGCGTGGCGTTCTCGTCGTGCTGATGTTGTCCCATGTATTCTTCGATCGAATCCAGTCCCCCGGCCTGGGTGTGCCAGCTGACCGCGGTTTCGAGATAATCCTGCCGGATCGGGATGCCCTTGAGATAATCGCCCGCAAGGCCGTACGCCGCGCAGCCGGTCTTGCTGAAATATCGCTTGGCATCCGCAGTCCACGGTCCGGCATAGACCGCGTTCCGAAGTTCCTGATCGGTGTGTTCCTCTCCAGCGATGTTGATGGTTCTGAACCAATCCAACTTTTCGCTGTCGGTGCCTGAGCAGAAATAGATCATGCAGACATAATCGAGAATCTGCTGCTGCTGATCGTCCTGAAGATTGCTGAAGTACATGCCGTCAATGGAGAAATCGCCGTTGACGTACTGGCAGATCGAAAGCGTGCGCTGCTGGCCGTCGATGACTTCGTAATTGCCGCCCTCGCGTACCGCCCAGTACATGACATTCAGCGGGAAATCCTTCCGCACGGTATCGATCACGGCGCTCCGCTGCTTATCTTTGTAGATGAATTCCCGCTGGTAGGGCGGCCGGATGTCAAGCTTGCCACCAAAAGCCCTCACACCCTCTTCGTCGCTGTCAATGAAGCCCTCGAAGAGCTGCGCGACCGTGATTTCGTGGAGTTGGATGTTCATTTCTTCCTCCGAATCAGAAGCCGCGCGTATGTCGGCTTGTAGGCGTTACCGGTCTTGATCGCCGCGCGTCGGTTCAAATCATTCGCGTTCGGCGTTTCTTCTGCCGTGTATTCTTTAGTCTTCAACCCCCATTCGTTTCCCCGGTCCGTTATCCCGAGGATCTCAAACTGGTCCGGATTATAGTTATCGAGAAACGTGATGGGGACTCCCATCGCGCCATCATAATCCGCCGGGACGCGCTTGACCCTGCTCACCTCTATGGCATCGTAGTTGTCATAGGCAGGGTACTCACTGGGGCTATACGGATTGAATAGTATTAGCTCTTCGTGCCGCTTCTTGATGTCGAGATTTGTGAACCAGGAGACATTGCGAAACTTGACGAGGCCCGTTTTGGGGTCGTAAACACCGTTCGCATACTCCTTTACCGAGAGAGTCTTGAAGTACGCGTTGCCGTTCTGGAAGCCATATCCGAGCCAAATCTTGTTTGCCTTGATAAGATTGAAGATCTCTTTGTACGTAATCGCGTTTTTACTTCCGATGATGACAAAGTTCTTCTTGTGGAGGACCAACTGCTCCACGTATTCACGGAACAGCGAGAATGGCGGGTTGGTGACGACAATATCCGCTTCCCTCAAAAGTGCGATGCACTCATCGCTGCGGAAGTCGCCATCGCCGTCAAGTGGGTGGATGCCGATTCGATTCGGCGTGGGAACGCGGCCGCCGGGGGTGCGCTCGCCTTCATAGACCAGATAGACGCCAAGCTTGTCGTCGTGCCTGCTGAAGAGGTCGGGGTCGCGGTTCTTGTAGCAGGTGGTGATGAGCTTCTTGAGCTTGAGGTCGTTGAACTTGCGCGAAAAGTACCGAAAGAAGTTGCTGACCTTGGGGTCATCGCAGTTGCACAGGACAGTCTTGCCCTCGAAGTGCTGGGTGTAGTGCTTGAGTTCCTTCTCGATGTCAGGAAGCTGGGTATAGAATTCATCCTGCTTGGCGGCCTTGGCCGCGTGCAAGCTTTGATTTAGCGCCTTCTTCGCCATTCGGCTATTCCCACATATTGTCTATGGTTCATCAGACGTCTCTCGCTTCGTGGTCTAACGCTTGGCATCACCGGTGGGAATGAAACACAGCGAAATTCCCATTCGTGTACATGACATTGTTGGAATTCTTCTGATTTTCTTAAGAAGTAACGTGGAACTATTCTTAGGTTTTGCGTGACCCTTATCATGATTTTCGACTGAAGTCCAGTATGTGAATGAGATTAATCGGCTTCCCGCTTTCAGGAAGGAGCGGAGCCTCGGAGCCAACAGAAATGTTTCTTCCTCTAAAGTGCGCCTTTCAACCAGAATTTAGTGACCGCGTACGATAACACATCCCCTCGCTTTGTATTTGAACTGAACGAGTAACGCGCATGAAAAAAGACATGTGACCGGACCTTGTCTCCACCTACAACTCCGGAATAGGAGGGCAGAGTATCTCTTGCGGATTTCGGATTGAAAGGAGCAACGGTGAGTTCACCGAGTGCATAAGCGATCCGGCTGAAAGCCTGTTGGCTGTCAATTGGGCTTCCTCGTCAACAGCCAGAAAACCAGCGCAGCTGCTAGCGAGCCTGTAAACGTTATCACCCAAGACAAGATCGATGGCCAGTTTCGGGTGAAGAAGCCAGGCAATCTCCCTCCTGCCAATATCACAGTATTCGGGATCAATTTCGAATGGACTCCATATAGTGAAGCCAACAAGGAATATATGATGCCGACGAAAAGTAGCCTCTTGGGCCATGTAGATATTTCTGGAATTAAAACGAGCATGATCAGGAAAATTAAGCCGTTGAGATTTAAACCGTACTTTCTATAGTTTGTAACAATCCAGTTTTGGTAATTGCGAATCTGCCTGCTGATCGACTCGGCCTTGCCTACTACCCACGATTCTTTGATACCCGACACTCTGACTGCACTGCCGTTTTTTTCAAGCAGATCGACATTGACTGTCTTATTTATGCCAGGGGCATCATCACGTTCTTGTATGAATATCTTCAGACTTCGGATCTCATCCACCTCATCCATATGAGACAGAAAATCGGAAGCGAACCTTGTCACTTCACTCCCGCGCTGCATATACGTAACTATCAGTTTTCCTTCCGAGAAATCCCTTTCAATCACTTGGAACAAGGAGGTAATATCCTTCTTAAACAACCTTACCGAGCCGACAGGGATGCTCCTATTGTAGACTTGTTCTGGTTCATTGACTTTCTTGTTCTTATCTTCATGGCTGTGGGGAAACAACTTTATAGTGCCCGCGCTTCCGATCGTAGTCTCCCATCTTCCCGCAAGACTCCCATCTTGTTTTAGGTCGACAACTATCGTCGCTTCCCCAAGACGAACCTCCTGTGCCGCCTGTCTCGGGATACCTTTAAGGCTTATTTTCCCCTCAGCAACCGATCCAGACACCTCGTATACTGCTATGCCGAATTTGTCGTCGTGAAAACGTGCGACTCCTGTCAATGAGTTATCTGCTTGAGTTAATTCAACGAAAACGTTGCCAGTATTGGTTCCGTAGATTCTACCAGCCCAGGCACCCTGCAAGTTGCTCATCGCCTACCTCATCGACTTTGCATTCCTTCTTGTTCAGCCAACAATAAATATACTGACTTTGCTTTTTCCTGTTTTCTGAATGTTATTACAACAAAAGGGATAGAAATCATCAAAAAATAAAAAGACCCCTTTCCTCGTTGTTGAAGAATGGGGCCTCTTAAGCCAGTTCATATTCCCCCCAGTATGATAATACGGGATGGAACTTTTTCAACTGCCACTCATATTTTGCGCCTTTCTATCACCATTTGCGTTTAAAATCTACTAAGTCATGAATAATTCTCAGCCTACCGACTACAGGAAGTTGTGGTTACGGCGCTCTTAGTGGCGAATCATGATGACCACATGCACGTTTCACCCCCGTTATCATTGATCAGACCCGATCAGCCAATGTGCGGATAAGTATTTGAACTCAGCGCCGTAGCCCCTATCAGAGCAAAAATGCACGTTATTGCGTTGTCCAGTAGTGGGGAGAGGTAAAGTGTTTCTATTCTCTATCGCTTTCGTACGAAAAGTCACGCAGTTGTTCTTTCCTCTTCACGTGTTGTAGCTTCTTTAATGCCTTAGCTTCAATTTGCCTTATTCTTTCACGGGTCACACCCATCATGGCCCCCACCTGTTCAAGGGTAAAAGGGCCAAAATGACATGCAACCCAAGTACAATTCAAATATGCCTCGTTCTTCAAGAACCACTCGCAGGTACTATCCGGACAGATCTCGGTGATCGGTATCCCCTTTTTCCTACACTCGTAATAAGGGCTCAACGCATTCCTCCTTCATGGTTGCTCTACAACAGGAATCCCGCTCCCCCATCCCTGCCAATGATAAAAGGGGTAAAAAAGAGCCGCCCCGCTGAAGAATGGGGCGGCTCAACGAGCATGTTCGGAGATGGTGAATGATCGGTCTATTTTACCGCGTCTTTCAGACCCTTCCCCGCCTTGAACACGGGAACCTTCTTGGCGGCTATTTTAACTTCCGCGCCTGTCTGAGGATTCCGGCCTTTGCGGGCTTTTCTCTTGCTGACTCGAAATGTGCCGAATCCTACAAGTGTAACATCATCACCTTTTTTGAGCGCTTTCTGAATTGCCGCGATCGTTGCGTCTACTGCCTGAGCCGCTTCTTTCTTGCTGCACGTAACCTTTGCCACTTCCGCAATCAATTCCGCTTTCGTCATTAACCACCTCCTGTTTTTGATTTTTGTTTTACTGCGCGAATAATGGGGCCACCTATACATTGTCGTTGACCAAACATCAATCAAAATCAAGCCGTTAAAGGATTACCCTTCGTAAGGGTAGATCTCTATCAGAACTGCAAGACCCGACACTTCAGAAAGAACATTGCGAGATTAGCCGTACCACACATTGCCTTGCTGATCTGGGAGGCTACAGCAGCAGTATCCACACGGATATCCTCGAAAATGATCGACATACCCGCACGATTTGTGTAGATTCTGCATCATTTTGTGGCTGACTTGACCGTGGGGGACTCGTATTCATGAACGGCGAGGTAAAACGGCAGGAGCGGAGAAAGAGAGATACAAAAAAGAACCTTGTTTTTCTTGAAACCAACCCGGATAGGATCCGCACGGGTCTGGTCCTTGTCGACGGGCAAACCGGCGCCATCATACAAGCCAACAAAGCGGCAATCGATCTCTTTGGAATAGGAGAGGGAGAGAACTCCCTCGAAAAGATCTGCCAGGGTCTGATCTCTCCCCGCGCACAGGCAACACAGACAGGCACGGATGGCGATCAGGCCGAAGAAGAGCCTTCCGATGAAGCCCTGGTGTCCCGGGACGGTCGGACAGTCTTCAAGTCCGTCATGCCCTGCTCCCTGGGCGGGAAACGGTATCTGTTTGTGAATCTCGTCGACGTCACGGATCCTGAGGAATTTGAGCAGGCACTCCACGAAAGCGAACAGAAGTTCCGTTCCCTCTTCGATCACAGCCCCGACGCAGTCTACTGTTTCGATCCTGACGGGAGATTCATGACCGCCAATACGCGGACCCTGTCCTTGACCGGATATTCGACGCCGGAGCTTCGCTTGAGGACCTTTGACAGCCTCATAGCCCCTGACGATCGCGAGAGGACACGGGAACATTTTCGGAAGGCTTTGCGCGGCGAACCCCAGACGTACGAAATCGAATGCCGCAAGAAAGATGGAACCCCCTTCCACGTCCAGGTCACCAACATTCCGATGATCGTAAATGGCAGGACCTACGGCGTTTACGGCATCGCCAGAGATATCACGAAAATGAAGAAGATGATGGACGTCCTGAGGGATAACGAAGAAAAATACCGGCAGCTCTTTAACATGGAGTCCGATGCGGTCTTTCTCATCGACAACGAGAACGGCGATATCCTGGAAGCAAACGATTCGGCGGCGGCTCTTTACGGATACGGCCACGAAGAGCTCTTGAAAATGAAGCACACCGAACTGTCCGCGGAACCGGCCAGAACGAGGGATGCCACCTTGAAACATCAAGGCTGCGTACCCCTGAGATACCACAAGAAGAAAGACGGGACCGTATTCCCCTGCGAGATCGCCGCCCGGCATTTGATGCGCAACAACCGGTTCGTCCACATCGCCGCGATCCGCGACATCACCGAGCGCCTGCAAAAAGAACATGACGTTCTCCAGAGTTTCGAGAAGCTCCGGAATGCCATGGGAGCCATCATTCAGGCGACATCGGCCATGACGGAGGCCAGAGACCCCTATACGTCCGGTCATCAGCGCAGGGTGGCGAATTTGGCGCGAAACATCGCAAAAGAGATGGAATTGTCCCAAAACAGCATCGAGGCCATACGAATGGCAGGGGTAATCCACGACATCGGCAAGATCTCCGTGCCGGCCGAGATCCTGAGCAAGCCGTCCAAACTTTCGGAACCGGAATTGGGTCTCATCAGGAGTCACCCGGCCACGGCTTACAACATCCTCAAGGATATCGAATTCCCCTGGCCCATTGCGGAGATCATCTATCAGCATCACGAAAGGATGGACGGGTCCGGATATCCGCGGGGCTTGAAGGGGGAGGAGATTCTCATGGAGGCGCGGATCCTGGCGGTGGCCGACGTAGTGGAGGCGATGGCTTCTCATCGGCCTTATCGACCGTCACTTGGCATTGAAGCCGCACTTCAGGAGATCGATGAACGCAGAGGGATGCTCTACGACGAAGACGTCGTCAATGTCTGTTTGAGGCTCTTCAGAGAGAAACGATTTCAGCTCTAGGGATGGATCTGGAGTGATTCCCCTTCCATGTTATCGGCTTAACTTTGATCCGGCAATCCGATTCAGGCTGACGCCTGATTCCGCTGCCTGGATGGCAAGATTCCGGTGCACTTCAGGGGGAACACGCACCATAAATTTACCGCTGTATCTTTTACATGCAATCGGCTCGGGTATCTCTTCGCCGGTTTGGCTCATATCCTTGATGACACCCTGAACAACTTCCCGGATACCCTTCAGCGCTGCCTCAGGTGTCTTGTCCAACCAGCTCAAGCTTGGAAATTCAGTACATAAACCTGCGTATTCCTGATCATCTTCAGACCAGGTCACACGATAGGTATAACGATCATTCTTCAGTGGCATGTTCAACCTCCAGCTTCTCAATAGCCAGCAGCACCTGCTTTACCTGTATGCTTTGGCCTTTCCCTAGTATCAATATTGATATTAATGTCAAGCGGTTTTCGGACGGGATAAAACAACAGGGGCCAGACCGAGCGAATCGGCCTGGCCCCTTTGACTGTAGCCGGAGGGGTGGCGTTCCGGCTACAGTAGAGGATTCATCGTCCGCTTCTCGCTTTCACAAGACGGCGTCCCTTGCATGTCTCAGTTAGATTTCGCCTTTGTAAACATTCCCACGAACCCTTGAGCACAGGATTGGGTTCAGTCTGCTTGATCAGTTCCTTCTCATCCTCGAAAAATCATCGACATCCCCGCACGATTTGTGTAGATTCTGCGTCATTCTGTGGCTGACATGGCCGTGGGGGACTCGTAGGCATGAACGACGAGGTAGAACGGCAGGAGCAGAGGAAGAGAGATACAGAAAAGAACCTCCTTGATGGAGTGGCGGGTTGTTTAATCCCGCTGTAACTGATCCTGAGGAAAACCGCACCCTCCGAAACATACTCCCGAACAAGCCATGGATTTTTCGGCAAAAGGTTTATGATGGCTTTACCTAAACTTCGAATGTTTCTGGACCGCTACTTGCCTCCCCAGCGGATCTTTCTGCTCAGTTTTGCCGCCTTGATCGGCCTGGGCACGATACTGCTCTGGATGCCGCTTGCCGCTTCGGACAGTCGTCTGAGATTTATTGACGCACTCTTCACATCCGCCTCTGCGGTCTGTATTACGGGGCTTGCTACGATTGACATAGGCAGGGATCTTTCCCTCGCCGGACAAATAGTCACCCTGGTCCTTTTCCAGATAGGCGGTCTGGGTATCCTTACCTTTTCCACCGTCCTGTTCGGTATCATGGGCCGCGGCATCTCCTTCAAGGGACGCGAACTCTGCCAAAGTACGTTTCTGCACACGCCCCGGCGCGATTTCTTCATCATTATGAAGTGGATCCTGATCCTGACTTTTTCGCAGGAAGCGGCGGGTGTCCTTCTGCTCTTTCTCCGTTTCATTGGTGAAACGTCTCCAGGGAATGCCCTCTACCTGGCAGTCTATCATGCGCTATCGGCTTTCAACAATTGCGGTTACACGCTGTTTCCCGACAGTCTTATGAGGTATCGGGGAGACTGGCTGGTCAATCTGACAATGATGACCCTGATCGTATCCGGCGGCGTCGGTTTCATCGTCCAATATGAAGTCGTTAACCGAATACGTGGATATCAGACAAGGTTTTCCCTGCACGCGAAGATCGTCTTTCTTGCTACCGCCGGTCTCCTTACAGCAGGCGCCCTCCTGTTTTATATCTTCGAGTCAGAACACCTGCTCAAGGATCTTCCTTTCGGAGCGCGGCTCCTATCTTCACTGTTCCAATCGACGACAGCGCGGACGGCCGGATTCAATACGGTCGATATCGGACACCTGACCAACGCGACGATTTTGATGTTTATGATCCTCATGTTCATCGGAGCATCCCCGGGATCGACGGGCGGGGGCATCAAGACGACGAGCTTCACACTGCTGTTACTCATGATCTGGAACCGCTTCCGAGGACAGGGAAGTCTCAACGTATTTCATCGCAGTGTTCCCGAGGAAATTCAGACGCGAACGATCGCCATCATATTTGCCGCAGCCTTTTCCGTCTGCCTGATCACCTCAATCCTGCTGATCACCGGAGGCACGAATGGCGACTTACCTGAAGGAAGCCGACACCTCTTTGTTGAGTATCTGTTCGAAGCTATTTCCGCCTTCGGCACGGTAGGTCTCTCCATGGGTGTTACGCCGGACTTGAACGATATTCAGAAGCTGGGCGTTATCCTCCTGATGTTCGCAGGGAGAGTGGGACCGCTGACACTTGCCTTTTCGTGGTATGCTTCTCGTAGGTCCCTGACCTATGCGGAAGAGTCGGTCATGGTCGGTTAAGGGGGGCAGTATGAAGCGAGTCGTAGTGATCGGTCTGGGAATCTTCGGTTTTAACATCGTCAGGGATCTCCATGACGGCGGTATGGAAGTGGTAGCCATCGACAAAAACAAAGATGCGGTCCAGCGAGTTAGAGACTTTTGCACAAAGGCAATCTTAGCCGACGGAACCGACGGAGATGTCATGGAGATGATTGGCATTGAAAAGGGCGATACCGTGATCGTCTCCTTCGGCGAGGACCTTGCAGCGGCCACCCTTATTACGCTCCACTTGAAACAGATAGGCGTTAAGCAAATCATCGTGAAAGCCCCCAATGAGGATCACAAGCTGATTTTGGAAAAGGTCGGCGCCACTGATGTCGTGATTCCGGAAAAGGAGATTGCGCGAAAGGTAGCCAAGAGTCTTCTGTCTCCGAACGTTCTCGACTACCTGCCGCTTTCGGACGATTACATGATATTTGAATTGGCCCCGCCCGACAATTTTTTCGGCAAGACCATCGCGGAATTACAGTTACGGAGCAAGTACCATATCGAAGTCATCGCGATCCGCGACATTATTGCCGACCAGGTTCACATGGTACCCAAGGCCAATTACGTAATCAAAGATGGGGAAGTGCTTGTGGTTGTAGGGAAGGAAAAGGATATTCAAGAACTGCGATAACGCAATATATCCGCAAGGATTCTAATTCTTTAAAAGCATGCCCGATTTCGGTGGATCTTCCTTGACTAAAGAGATCGATAGCTTTAAATTCAGGGCGTCATCTACCCCCCGTCGGATCAGCCGCAAGGCCTCTGGCGGGGTTTTGTTTTTATATGACCCTTGAAAGGAGGGTGGTGCTTGCCGACAGAACCCACAATAAAGCGGACATAAAGGGCCTCATCGAACGACATATCCCCCTGGCCCCTTTGACTGTGGCAGGGAGGCGGCCTCCCGGCTACAAGAGCGAATTCATCGTCCGCTTCTCGCCTTCAAGATCCCCTCTCAATCCCGAGTTCCGAACCGTCCCGCCGACATGATGAAAGCACAGGTTGTTTACCATCCTGTACCATGGATGCCCGAGCTTCTTTGAATGGATCATCAGCCAGTCATCTCCACAGAACGTCCGCAGCTTTTCGGGGATCTGTGGGATCCTTTTTGCGACGGAGGCGCGGAGCGTGAACGCCCATCCCTCACGCTTCGCCATCTCGTAGCATTTCGCATCCATGATCGAACTGGGTGTCTTGAGAGCGTCCCGGTGCCTTGTCGTGTAGGGGCAGAATGCGCCCGCTTTTTTGTACCGCTCGGCCGCCGAGATCAGCTTCTCGAAAAAGAACCTCTCGATTTCGATGTCGTCATTGAAAATGGAGATCAGGTCCATCTCCCGTTCAAGCATAACCTTGATGCCGTAATTCCAGGACGCATTGACTCCAAGGGGCGGGTCGGTCAGCACCATTTCCACAGCTTTCCTCGAGAGAGGGACTAACGGGACCGGCGGGATGTGCTTGCCGCTATTGTCGAGAATGAGGACCGAGTGCGGAAGGACCGTATTGTCGGCGATGCAGTCCAGCAGGGCGGTGATATATTTGTCCGAAACGACGGGGATCACGATTCCGATCTTCATTTTACAACCTCCAGCATATCTTCGGGCAGAACGTCAAGGTGCATTTTCAGCCATGCCTCGATCGTCATCTTCTTGCGCTTCAGGATGAAGTCCTGGTGCGCCCGGCACGCGGAAGATCCGGCGACGGTCGAGAAGATGGATTCCTTGACCAGGTCGTCGCCCTTGATGTTCATGATGTAGCGGTATGCCAGGGCCTCGCCGCCGAAAATATAGGTCGCGATGCAACGGTTCCGATGGTAGTCGCCATAGTTCCAGTGGTAACCGCGCGGGGCCGCGTAATGGTACAGCGGCTTGCCGTGCCAGATGTTCACCGACTTGCCCAGTACGGCGAGCGTGAAATTGATGAAGTGCTCGCCACCACCGTAGATTCCCAGTTCCGAGGGCCAGCCGCCAAGTTCATCGTACAGTGACCGACGCATCATCATCCCGCAGGTAGACATGCAGGGCACGGAGTAGGGGGCCGCGGCCGCCCGGAAGCGGGTGAAGCTGTAATGGACGACGCCCCGCGGCCAGTCGACGACGAGCTTGTAGATCAGCTCCAGGCCGGGGCGCTCGAGCATGTACGAAAGAGGCATGTGGATCGTGCCGTTGAGCCGGTCCCAGTCGTTCGCGTAGTACCGGAACATATCATACAGACTGTCGCGGCTTGGGACGCAGTGCGCATCGCAGAACCAGAGGAACTCACCATCGGAGATCCGGACGCCGGCGTTCTTGGCATTCCAGTGCGAGAGCTTCTTGTCGTAGGCGACGTACTTGAGCCAGGGACGCTGCGCCGTGGCCAGTTCGCGCATGTACTTTGAGCCGTCGTCCCGGGGGATGCCCTTCTTGTCAAGCTGAGCCTGGACCTCGGGGCAGTGGTTATCGATGACGATGATCTCGAAGTCGCAACGATCGCGCAGTTCGCAATAGATCGACTGGACCGTGAATGCGATCTGTGGGTGCTCCTGGACGTAAGGGAGAATGACACTGAGCTTACCGGCTACCATTTCAGACCTCCAGATTCTGAGCCTTGAGCAGGAAATTGTTGTACCGTTCGGCTTCGTCAAGGAGCGTGAGATCGATGTCGTTCGACCGGCCGCACCGGAGCAGGGCCCGGGTGTCTTTCGGAAGGCACTTGCCGCCGTAGCCGCGGTAGCCCTTGTGCTGGATCGTCAGGTGCTCGGGGCCGATCCTCGAGTCATCCTTCACGGCATCCTGGACCTTCGCGTAGTCGATCTTGAGGTTCTGGCACAGATCGAATATCTGGTTCGAGAAGGCGACCTTGAGCGCAAAGAAGGCATTCCCGAAATACTTGACCATGGCCGCCTCGTTCGCGGTCATGATGTAGGAGTGCTCCGCTTTCGGCAGGATCTCGAGAAGCTGTTCGGCGACCTTCTTTTGGCCGGGATCGCTCATGCCGACGATCTGCCGTTCGGGATGCAGGAAGTCCTGCCCGGCCGTCGCCTCGGTCAGGAACTCCGGATTCGACAGGACGATGAGCGACGGGAACCGCTTTGCGAATGTTTCGCAGACGCCGGGCGGGACGGTCGACTTGATGACGACGGTCTGTCCCGTCTTGGTGCATGTGAGAAAGGCGTTCTCGAGGAACGACAGGTCGCACTCGTCTTTCTCATAGGGGGTCGGCACGCAGATGAAAACCAGTTCGCAATGCTGAATCTCTTCCGGCGTTCCGATCTTCTTGTACTTGTCAAATCCTTTGGATCCCTTGAAATGCTTGTGGACCTGAGAGCCTACCATTCCGAGTCCCACTACTCCGATCTTCATGATTGTGCCTCCTTGTAGTATTCCTTCGTCCATTCAACGAGTTTCTGGATGCCTGTGGCGATCGTGGTTGCCGGCGCGAAGCCCGTGGTCCGGTAAAGTTTGTCGTTCGATGAATAGGTGACGCGGATGTCGGTCGGCGGTGCCGGCCGAAGTTCAATCTCGGCTTTGATTCCAAGGTTGTGCTCCAGTTCGGCAATGACTCCCGGCAGCCATACGGGATTGCCGGCGGAGATATTGTAAATCTGGCAGAGGGCGTTGCTGTTCGGGATCTCCGGGATCAGGCGTACGATGCCTTCAACGGTGTCGTCGACGTAGGTGAAGTCCCTGGCCATGTCGCCATAACCGTAGAGTTCCACAGGGGCGCCGTGGGACATCGCGCGGATGAACTTGAGCATCGCCATGTCGGGTCGACCCCAGGGCCCATAGACCGTCGAGAACCGCATGCAGGTGATCGGCAGTTTGTGGACGACCGAGTAGGAATGAGCCATGAGCTCGTTCGCGCGCTTCGTGGCTGCGTAGAAGCTGAGCGGCCGGACACAGGTGTCCGTTTCCTCGAACGGGAGACGCAAGGTCGATCCGTACACGGAACTGGAGGACGCGATCAGGAGATGTTTGACGTTTGCCTTATGGCATTGCTCCAGGACCACCGACGAACCGACAAGGTTGCTGCGGGCAAAGGCCATGGGTTGATCGATGGAGTGCCGGACTCCGGCTTGTGCCGCGAGGTTTACGACCACATCGGGCCTGAACTGCGAGAACAGCATCTCCATGCCCTCGACGTCCTCGATGTGCCGGATCAGCAACGTAAACTTCGGGCACTCGAGCCGTGCCGCGCGATCGTACTTGAGCTTGGGATCGTAGTAGTCGTTCATCTCGTCGATGCCGACGACTTCGTGCCCCTCGAGGAGGAGGCGTTTGCTGAGATGGTAACCGATGAATCCGGCCGCGCCGGTAACGATGATCTTCATTCTTGAATCCTTTCCCATTTCGTAAAGAATGCTTTGACACCTTGTTTCACCCAGCCATGTTCGACCATCCACTGACGGCCGATGTCGCGGACGTAGGGGGCATCGTTCGGTCTGCCCCACACGCCGTACCGGTAGTCCTGGACAGTCTCGATGAGGGCGCGGTGTCCATGATGGAATTGCTTTTCCGGATTCTGCCTTTCGTCGATGAAGCGAGCGCACTTTTTGACGAACCCGATTCGGATCAGGGATGGGTGCCCGCAGAATCCCATCTCCGTGCGGCGGTCGGCCGGGCACTCGAAATAGCGGCCGTTCCAAGGAAAGAATGCCTTCCAGTTCTTCTGGAACGCGGCGTCGCTTTTCCGGAACGGCAGGCGAAGCAGGGCAAGGTCCGGCTCGTCCTCGAGGATCCGGATCATCTCAAGAACGTCGACCGGCTGCAGGAGTTCCCAGTCTTCCTCGAGGTTGAGAATCCATGGCGCCGCCGTCTGTTGCCAGCACCACTGAAAGGCCGCGCCGAAGGATGGTGTAATCGGCAGCCGGGAGACACAGGTGTTGAAATAGGCGCGGACGAGATTGATGATGTCGATGCGATCGACGTCGTCGCCGACGGGATCGATGTTCATGAAGACGCGGCATCTCGCGGCAACGGGGCGCAGCATGAGTTCGTAAAAGCTGTCGAGCGTCCTGTGGAGGATCTCCGGGCGCCGGGTGGCTGTGATCGTGATGTCGACGAGCGCGTCGGACATGCTATTTCTCCAGGTAGATCATGTGGCAGAGGATGGCGCAGAGCCATCGGTTCGTGCGATGCGGGAAACATTCAGACGTGATCCGCTTCTCGATCCCGACCTTTCGTTCGAAGCCGTGCTTCTGGAATTTCTCTACCCAGTAGTCTCTTGGCTGCAGATTGCAGTGTCCGACGCCTCGTTCTCCGGTCCCGGCAGCCGTGATCAGGATCCTCGGGGCGAAGGAGCAAAGGTTCGCGACAAAGGCGTCGGCGAATTCCGGCTCGATGTGTTCGGCGACTTCGATCGACATGCAGAGGTCCCAGGGCACGGTTGCCACGGCACCGAGCCCGGTGAGCGGTTCGCGGAGATCGGCAAAAAGTATCCGGTCGGCCGGGGCGACGAGGTAAGGCTTGGCTTCCTTCGATCCCTCGATTCCCCATGCCTGAACTTCATGTTCCAGGAACCACTTCACGAAATCGCCGATCGCGCAGCCGGCATCGACAAGGCTCTTGGGATCGAGGATCTTCTTGATGACGGACCCGAAGATGTCGCCTCTCCACAGGAGCGAGTCGCGCTTGCGAAAGAACTTCTGGCCGTAGACGGCTTCGAGGTTATTCTTCATGGTGCTCCTATTGGATTGTGCGTTTCTGGACTTTGTCGGCCAGGGCCTGCAGACGATCATCGTCGACAGGCGAAAGCAGGAAGTCGAGCTGCGATGAGATTTCCTCGAGGGGCCAGTTCCACCATTTGATTTTCATGAACAGTTCGATCTGGTGCGGCGTGAAACGGTAGGAAACGACGCGGGCCGGGTTGCCGGCGACTACCGCGTAGGGGGGAACATCTTTCGCGACGACTGCTCCGGCGCCGATGATCGCACCGTCGCCGATCATGACGCCTGAAAGGACGAACACGCCCAGTCCGATCCATACGTCATTGCCCACGACGATCGGACCTTTGGTCGCTGGATGCCCCTTGATGTGTTCGGCTTCCTTCCAGAGCGCCGGGAAGGGGTAGGTTGTGGGCCAGTCGGTTCGATGCTCGATGCTCGAAAGGAACGTCGTGCCGTCGGCAAGGGAACAAAATTTACCGATCGTGACGTTGCTGTGGTCGCCCAAAATGCGGATTCGGCCATAGGAATGGTCTCCGATGTGCGCATCCGGGTACAAATTCTTGCAGTAAACGGGCTTCTTCAGCATTCTCAGTCTCCTCCTGTGCTCCCCGCTCGGCCTTCAAATATGCGTTGCTACGCATTTTAGGCAGGGTTTGCGGGTAATGTGTCGCGTAGAATTCGGCGGTCCGCTTTTTCTGCCGGCCGGATGACGTCAAAAAGGCGTTTGAACTGGGGGATGATGACTTCATCGATGCCGTTATGCGCTTCGTAGTAGGCCTTGACCTCGGCACGCCACTTTTCACCATGCCGGTTGATTGTCCTCAGGGCTGCGTGAATCGATTTGGCGGCTTCGATGGAATCTGAAAAGTCGATGGTGAAATTGTAGGGACAGCTTCGGACAAACGGCGCATGGATTTCCGGTTTGAAGATCGCCACGGGACAGCCGCAAGACATCGCCTCGAGGGGCCCGCGGTCGCCCTGTCCGGACACTCCGGAATGTACGAGCAGCTTGCTCATGTTGTAGGCCGTAACCATGTCGTTGCGGCTCAACATGCCCGGGAACTCGATGTCGAGCTTGTTCTCTTCTTTCGCAGCCCCGATCTGGTTGGTGCCGATGCCGTTATGAAAGCTGCCCGGCAGAATGCACTTGAGGTTATGGCCGAACAGTTTCCTGTATTCCACAAGGGCATCGACGACACGCCACTGACCCTTCTTGTCGTGGACATGGGAGGCGCCGATGCAGAGGTCGTATTTTCGGGCCACTTTCGCGGGATAGAACATGCCCGTGTTCGTCGGCTTGCCGATCGGATAATAGAAACGGCCGATTTGGTCGACCGTTGGTTTTTCGATCAGGTCGTCAAGGACGACATCCCAAAAGGGCCATGCACCGCGGTTCGTGTTCGCCCGGTAGAACAGAATCCAGTGGTCTGCGTCGCAATACCTCTCGATGACCGGAAACCAACTGCGCCACCCGCCGCGAAACCACATGATGTCATCGGGACGGGTGAACTTGTGAAGGCATGACAGGTTCGGGACGACAAGGATCTCGATGCCCTTGTGATATCGCCTATGGCCTGGCGACTTCGATGACTCGATCACGAAAAGGATCTCGTCGAAGAAGCCGCAATGGATGAACTGCTGAAAGAGAAAATAGAATCCCTCGGTCAGGAGCTGGGGGCCCGCGAAATGCTCTCGCGTTTCCGCATCGGGCGACCACTTGAGATCGCGGATCTCTGATTCGGGACACGATCCGTTCGAGACGTAACAGTAGACGAGCCTTCTCATAATGCGAGCTTCGCCTCCGCCATGATCGGCTCGTAGTAACGCCGGTAGAGGTTGTCCATGTTGTACTTTTTCCGCATCCAGGTCCGCGTCACGATTCCCTCGTTCTCGTTCATGCGAGCGAGAATGACGAGGGCGATGGCCAGAAGATAACTGTTGGGATCGGGGTGTTCGAATGCGTGATGGTAGGAACCGAAGTCGAAGAAGAGGGTGTTGTAGCCGCCAACTTCAAGCTGCATCTGCAGCGACTTGTTGAGGACGCACAGGGCGCCGGATGCCAGGGACACTTCCGGAAGCACCAGGCCGAAAGTTTCCTCGCGCGTCGGGAAAATGAACAGGTTGGAAAGCATCATGAGTTCGCGGAGGATCTCCATCGGCACGCCCTTGTCATAGATGCCGTCCTCGAGCGTCGACGAAAAGATGAAGTCCCTGCCGTATTCGAGACCGCAGGCGTTGGCGTGCGCGAAGTACGGCTCCATCTCCTCCTTGCGCTGCCGGCCGGTCGCCCACTGGTTCGCAACGAGGAGCGCGACGGAGTGGCCCTGCGACTTGATGAAGCCGAAGATCGACATGACTTCCTTGACGCGCTTGGCCGCCAGACGGTCGGTTGAGGCCGGATAGATCTGCACGATGTCTGCCTGCATCAGGGCGGGCATCAGGTCGATGATCTCGCAAGTCTCGGGACGGAAATTGAAGAAGGTGCGCATGTCCTTGATGGTGCGGGAGTCGTGCGCACGAACGCCGCGTCGGTTTGGTAGGACTCGGCGACGCGCATCTTGTCGGTGGCGTTCGGGTAGATCAATTTGTGATTCGGTCCATACTCGGGCAAGACCCACCAGTCACGGGACGCCGATGGGATGCTGTGGATCCAGTGAAACCATGCGACATCCGGAAGATCGGAGCTTGCCGCGAGGATGCCGGCGGCATAGGGGAGATTCCATCCGGTGAACAGGAAATCATGGGTGTAGGCGACGTCGATCTTTAGTTCGCGGAAAGTGTCGATCAGCATCCTGGCCGTCAGAAACGCGGTCTGCTTGTGTTCAAGGGAAAGGTCGTCTTTGGTCTGGTAGTCGGTGAGGTTGGTGAAGGGGATCTTCTTGACAAGGGTTACGTCATCCGAAAACGATTCGCCGTGATATTTCTCGTTCACAAAGAGAAAAACCCGGTTGCCATGTTTTGCCAGCATCCGGGCTTGATCCTTTGCGATTCCCGTAAGTGAGTATCCGGGAACGAACTCCTGAAAGGTCGTCAAGATCGCAACATTCATAAAGCCGCCTCCTTTATGCGTTACGATCTGTTGTGAGTTATCAACGCATCTGTGTCAACATTATTCGGCTTTCCCAGCGCCCATCTGCATTTCCGCGAATTTCTGTATCACTTTACCGACAATCGGAAGTCCGGTCGCGGTACTGTATAAGTAGATCACGTTGTCCGGCGGCGAGACCATTTCGCCTTTCTTCCATGACAGCGCGGCCCAGGCGCCCCACACGACAAGGTTCGCAAGGACGGCCGAACCGACCATCACCCATCGCATCGAGGATTTGGTTTTGGGATCACTGCTGAGAAGTTCGCTCATAGCATTTCACCGTGGCTTTCAGCTTGAGAGTGTACTCCATCACCGCGTTGAGATCGGTCAGAAGGATGACAAGAAGCTCACGGTCGCTGTACCTGTTCTGCTGCCCCAGGATCGCAAACACTGGTTCCTCCGGCTCGGGGCAGTACACTTCCGGCGGCTTTACCGGGATCGGCACCGGCTTCGACGCTGCGCAGGCCATCATGGAAAAAGCGAACAAGATCATTGCGAAGAGCAACAACATCCTGATTGGATACTTCATGGGATTCTCCTTGTGTGGTGGTTGCTACGGGCGCCGAGGTCACACTGGAGGAGGCGGCTCCAGTGCCGGGGTTGACCTGCAAGGTCGCCCGCAGCTCGTCGATGCGGTTCTGGATCGTGGCAGACTGGCTGGAGACTTTCTGCATCTGGTACGAGGCTGTCTTGATCTCCTTGAGATTTTTTTCGCAGATTGCCTTCTGTTCTTCGTATCCGGCGATCGCGGTGAAGAGCCTGTCGATCTCGGCGTCCTGCGCGGCGATCTTGAGCCTTTGGTCTGCGATGGTGGATTTCTGGACGCCGATCACGACGATGGCCGTGATGACGGCGAGCGTTACTATGCAGAGGATCCAGTTCTTCGGATTCAAATACCACATGGGTTACGCTCCTATGATCTTGGGATAGCAGTCGACGATCGTGATCTGGCCGTTGTCCTTGTTCATGAATTTCATGAACTGCTCCCAGGCAAAGACGCTATTGAGAACGGCACGCTCGCCCTCGAGTTCGCCGGGACTGTTGCCGAGGAGGATGCACATTTGGGTATCGTCTTCGGTGTTGCCCCAGTGGAAAAGAACGGCGGTATGTCCGGGAACGACGATCTCGTAGGTGTCGGGATATTTCTTGCCGTGAAAACGACGAACCGGGTACGTCCCGGCGGGGATCTGAGGCTTGTGCGGATCGAGGGCGTCGGGTTCCAGGGTAAAGAGATCGACGAGCCTGCCGCCGATCGTCAGGACTCCGAGGGCGCCGTCATCGGTCTGTTCAAGTCGAGGAAGCCAGAGGTTTTTCATCCTTGCTCCTCAGCAGGTTGTAGATCTCTTGCAGAAGATCTTCATGCCGCTTCATTCCCTTCTCGATGTTCTCGATGCTCACTTCGATGCCGGAATGCGCGAGGCATTGTTTCATGACTCCGTTTCCATTCCCGTTTCCGTTGGTGTGGCCGCCAGTGTCTCTGCCCGCCTTTGCGCGAATCATCGTGCAGAGAACGGCGGCGATCGACACGGCTACGGTTGCGATTGCGACTCCATCTCCGATACTCATCTCATCTTGACCTCCTATGCGGTAGTGGTGGTGGTCGAGGAACTGCTTGACGACGTTGTCGTAGTGGTCGTAGTGGTCGTAGTGGTCGCCGGCAAGGAGCCTTGGGAAACGATAGATGGGGGTGAAGGATCTGTGGATGACGGCGGCCACGGTTTCGGTGTCGCCGGCGTAGTTCGCGGTCATTTGGAGTGTGTTGTTGTCGATCGCCCGGGCGACCTCGTAGATCGGTGCGGCCGCTGCGTCCTTGCAGATGATGTGGCCGTTGGAGAGATCGGTGAGCCACGATTGGCCGCTCCCTGTGACCAGGGCGCTGCCATTCGTGAATGTGACGGTACATTTGATTTGCTCGACTCCCATAACCCGGCTCCTATAGTTTCAGCGGCTGTCAAAAACGCCAGGAGAATTCAACATTATTTTCCGATAGAACGGATCAGCCGGGCCAGCCGGTCGTGAAATCGTAGGCTTCGACTTCCTCCGCAGTGGCCAGTGCGGCGATCGCCGTGGCATGCACCTTCTCCCTGGAAAAGCATGCCTGAACATGGGCTCCCACGGCCTGCCCGATTGCCAGTACGGTTGCCCGGTCAATTTGTACCCATTCAGAATCGCCCTTCCAGTCGATCAAGGCTTCGGGGTTCAGCCCGACATAGGCTACTGCGCCGTTAATCATTGCTTGGGATTCCCGGTCCGTGCAGATCGTCACGCCATCGACCGTGATTCCGGCGATTTCCCGTTCATGGCGATAGGCAGCAAGGGCATTGAATTTATTCTGTCTGGCTAACCCTTCTTGCCGCAGGGCTTCTGCTTCATAGTCGAACGGCAGGACTTCTGCGCCGTTCCCTTGGTCCTCGAGGAACTGCACATAGTCGGGATTCTCTGTTGTCGGCGGGATCAGGGCCAGGTCTGATTGCCGCTGAATCATCCCGTCGTTCATTGTTCTGTAGGATTCCATTGTAAGTTCCTTATCCTTTGAGATAAGTTATTGTTCCGTAACATGCTTTTGTGCCAGAACCCGTCCATCCCGTTCCATCTAAGAGTTTCTGGCACAATACGGTACTGCCACCACTGTCCATGTAAATACGCGCAAAGGTAGTTAGATAAATGCCATTATCCTGAGCAATCATTGGAACACCTGCAGTGTACATACTTGAAGCAGCCGCAGCGATGGGAAGGGTAAAACTAAAACCACCGCCATTGCTCGTTCCGGAAATGCCAAAGATACAAACAACAACATTGCCCACCACCCCATATTTTATTATTTTGGCGTTGAATGAAGAAAATCCAACTATTGTGGAAGTATTCGAATAATCTGTTAAGGCTGTTTCTTTTCCAAGTATCGCCCAAACCTCTGCGCCCGTTAATCCGACAACATTGCCCGTCGCCTTTTTGCCCACGATTCGGCTTGCCGCCATCGCCACCCTTGCGAGGTAGCCGTTGGAGTCCCGGCGGAATACATCATCCTCGGCATCGGAGCCGAGTGTGACGGTGATCCCTGCATCAGCGGCTTCGATCTTCTTCGCGCCATCGGGACTTGAAATTATCCTGCCACCGACAGGCTCGAATGTTCCTGGAGTCCCGGCCACGGAACATCGGTAGAGTTCACCCAGGACGCAGATGATGTCGCCGATTTCATGGGTGCCGGCAGCCGGGACTTCGGACCGGCTTGAGAAATGGAAGTCGGCCACATTGCCGGGCTCCTTGACGTAGAACGGGGGCCCCTTGTCGACGTTATTGATGTACGCCACGATGCCGCCGCCGTAAGGGGAATCTTCACCGTAATAGTCTTCGCCATAAGTCGAGCCGGTGGATTCGGAGAGCAAGGTGATGCCGGTCGAATCGATTTCGATGCGCTTCCCGGACACCGCCGTCTTGATCGTGCTGCCGACGAAGAGGCCTTTGATTAACAAGCCGCGTTCGGGAGTGTAAATGAAGTATGCGCCCGAGTCGCCGATCCCGATGCCGTATTCATCGGCAGAGATCGCAAGGTCGGAGAAATTCTTGAGATTGCCGATGCGCAGTTTCTCGGCGCCGCTCTTGCGAACAGTGAGCATCGGGGAGTCATCGAGTTCGTCCGTGATTTCGATGCGGCCGCTGATGATTTCGTTCGCGGAGAAATAGGAACTGCAGATCCATTCATGAATCGTAACGGCATCTCCCGATGCGATGTAAAGGCGCGCGTACTTGGCCTCAAATAGAGAGGGAAGGACGGCCAGCATCTTGTTGTTGGCATCCTTCGTCGTTCTGAGGTAATTGGTCTGCGCTTCGGCTTCGGTTGCGTAAGACGTAAGCAGCCTGCCCGTCTCAAGCGCATGCGTCGCGTTTCCGGCGAAGTACGCCCAGTCATCGCCCTCCTTGAGCTTCATGGCGAAGTAGACGTTGCAGTTCGCATTCAGCCACAGGAGATGCTTGTGGAAGCGTTGGGCGACGGCGAATTGATATTCAGCATGATCCCAGGACATGAGTGTCTATCCTCTTTTGTTACATATCCTCAATTTTCGCGGTTGCGACGAGAGGCGTCGCGAAGCCAAGAACCATGTAACCCCATCCGGTCCCCTGTGCGTACAGTTCCAGCGTGTCGCCTGCGTTGAAGGAGATGTCTTCGTTGAAATATGCGTAATTCTGTGCGCTGTTCGATCTTTGGGTGCCTGCCGCACTTCCGTTTTTATATACTTGTGCTGTTACCGCTGTTTCGGATGTGTCGGCAACGATGCCGATTCTGGTTCTCAGCGAGCCCGCTTTTGGACAGTAGAACTGTGCTTTTAGTGTAAGGGATCCTTCCGTGATTCTTGCCGCGCCGCAGCTTGCCAGAGTCCAGTCGCCTGCTGCCGGAGCGGGGTACTTGTCCGCAGCGAGGCATCCGGCAGCGAGTTCGCTTGCACCGACCGCGCCGGCTGCGATCTCGTCCGCGCCAACGGCATTGGTGGCGATCTCGTCCGTGCTGACCGCACCGGAAGCGATCTCGTCCGCGCCGACAGCGCCGGAAGCGATCTCGTTGGCCGTGATTCCGCTCGCCTTGACCCGGATGACGCCGGCACTGACCTCGAGGGTCGAGCCGTCCACGTTGGCGACGGCGTACGCGGGGTTAAGAAGGAGCATGTCAGTTCCGTCATAGAAAAGGAAACAGACCATCCCGGCGGCGATGTCTCCCGCGACGAGCGCCGATCCGCCGAGCTTCTTGATGGTTTTGGCGCCCTTGCCGCTTACATTCAGAGTTGGGGTGGTGCTCGTATTGGCTGACGCCGCTTTCCCGATGAAAAGCTGGTTTGCCACATATCCGCCGATGGCCGTTGCGGGCGCCATCGTGTAGGTGTCCTGGCCGGCGATCGCGGCCGTAATCAGCGCGTTGGCCGTGTGCCGGTGGCCGGGATCGAACTGGGCCGCATTTTTCAGTATGTATTCGATGGAAGTGGTGTCGGTGGATCCATCGATGCCGAGTTTCGTCTGCATCGCGGCTTCGGCTTCCTGGAGCTTGTTGACATGCTCAGCAAGGATCTTGTCGCTGGTGTCGACTTTCGCTACCCAGGAATCCTTGGAAACGGGGAAATTTGTCAAACCGGACATGGTGTCCTCCTATGCTATGAAGATGCCGCCGTTGTTGCGGACGCCGTCAAATAGTTCGCTTGCATTGCCTGTCCCTCCGGAGAGCGTCGGGTCCATTTTGAAAAGTTCGTCGCTGAGCTTGTCGGATGTCTCGCTCGTTGTCGTCACGCCTGACAGGTTGCCGTAGACGTCGATCGCCTTGACCTCGATCTCCATGAGGGCGTTCCTCGAGTAGGTGGCGACGTCCGCGGCGGTCAGATTCAGGAAGTAACGGTTGTTCGTTGTGACCGCCCAGGTCGACCATGGACCGCCGCCGATGCGGGTGCGGTACTGGTAGCCCTGGAGATCGTCTTCCGTGTTCGCGGCCCAGGAAAACTGCACGCCGCCGACCACGGGCTCCGCCGCAAGTCCCGTTGGAGTCGCCGGCGCCGGATTGGTGAGCGTGATCGCGGACCAGGGCGAGAAGGAATTGAACTTGGTCCACCGGCGCACCCGGATCGCGACTTCGCCGTTGGACTGTTTCATGTAGTAGTCGATGCCGACGTCGTGCGCGTCGCCGAAGATGTAACGGTACATGAGCGCCTTGTTCCGTTCGGTGTGGGCAAGGACGCCGGCAACCCATACTTCGATCTCGTCGTACAACCAGAAGGGATCCTCGCCGATCCCGCCGATCCCCTGCGGTTCTTCTCCAAATAGCGATCCCCATCCGCCGCTCTGGCTTGCCGAGCGCCAGGTGACATCGAACTTCATGCCGTCGTAGACATACGGGTTGTCTTCCGCAGCGCCCACCAGTTCGAGTCCGGTGGGGGCGAGCGGGATGACATTAACGGCTTCGATCTTGAGGCGTTGTCGTCGGGGCCGAGAGAACGCTTTCCTCGACATCGTACGAGGACACGGAGATGACCTTGATGCTCACCGTGTCGTTCACTCCGAAGCCGCCCCTTGAACCGTCGATGATGAAGCCGGTGCCGCCGCTCCGGTCGTCGCCATAGTAACGGTACTCAGCGTCCCGCTGCGTCTTGATGAGGATCATCGCGTGATCCCAAAAGGTCGCCACGGCGGGCTTCGTGTAGGTCAAGGTGATCGTCGGGACGTAGGTGCCGTCCGTGTTGATATAGCTGTCCTCGACTGCCGTGACTGCCGTGCAGGAGTCGGGCTCCTGGAAGTAGTACGGGACTGCAGTGACGTTCGCGGATGTCACATGGATGGCCGTCGCATCGTCCAGGCCGATCATCTTGGATTCGGTGTAGGTGAGCAGCTTGATGTAGAAATCTGCAAGCGGCGGGGAGATGATCGTGCCCTCTGTCCGGAAGATCCAGACTTCGTCGCCGATGCTGTGCGCCGCGATCGTGGAGCCCATGGCGCCGCGCCAGAGGTTCGTGAGCCGGTACGTCCCGTCGCCGACAGGGGTGTAGTTCATGAAGCCGATGAGTTCGGTTCCCACACGGACGAGGCGGCCGCTGACGGAGAGGTCCGAGAAGGGCAGATCCTCGAAGTCCATGTCGTCGATCGAGGGATCGTAGATCAGGACGCTCGTTTCGTCGTACTGCAGGGCGGAAGTCGGAAGATCGGCTGTGAGAAGGCCGCGCTGAGCGAAGTTCCGGACGTTCGCGTAGCGGGAATAGTCGGTCCCGTTCGAGGACATCCAGATCTGCATCCCGGTTTCGTGTCCCGAGTGCCGGGCCCCGAGAACCGCATACCGGGGCGCGCCGTTGGTGTACGGCAGTTCGACAACAGCCTGATAGTCGAGCGCGGCGGGGGAGAAGTCGGGCTTCACCCACTGCGGGGCGCCGCCGGACTGGTACACTCCGTCGATCATGCTTTCGACCGTCTGCGTGCAGAAAAACGAGATTTTGCTCTCGTCGATCTTCGAGATGTCGATGTTCTTGATCCGGAATGTCACGTTGACCATGGAGAATTCCGTGTTGTTCACGGTGATGATGTCGCCGAGTGTCAGGTGGGAGAATTCCAGGTTCGTCGTGATCCGGAGTTCGGCCTGCGGGTAGCTGGTCTTCTTCATGTAGTCGGCAAGACGGTCGGACGCGACATCGGCTGAATGGAACGGCCGGAAATCCACTTTCTGCTGCCGGACGGAGCCGGTGATCTTGATGTTCGCGGCGTTCCGCGTCTGGACCGTGCGGGCGCTGTACGCCTGGCTCGGATCGGTGAAGTCGGCGCGAAAGTCGTTGTAGGTTTCGTCCCATGTCTTCCGGGTCAGGGTGAACTCTTCATAATCCTCATCGTCCATCGTGGCCTGGGATGTGTCGGCGGGATCGGTCGCGCGCAAGGCATAGAGCCCATCGATGTCGCGTCCGAAGATGCAGCCGACAAGCCCCTCGATCTGCGCGATGATTTCGAAGACATCCTTCTGGCCGGTCAGGGCGAAATTGATTCCCCATCCCTTGCCGAGGTAGTAGGTGGCCGCCGCCTGGAACGAGGCGATGTTGATCAGGGTTTTGGAGATCCCGGCAAGCGTCAGGGATTCCACAAGGAGGTCGAAGATGACGACCGCGGGGTTCGAACCGGACGCCATGTTCTGTGTCGCGGGATCGAATTCCGTGTGTCCCAGGACGCGGGTGACGACAAACTGCATCACCGGGAGCCGTGTCACGTTCTCGCCGAGAAGGTATCGATCGAAGAAGATGTGCGCGACGCCTTTCAGCGCCGTCGCATACTGCCCGGGATCTGTCGGATAGTACGCGCCGGTCCCGTCGTTAAAGGTATAGTAGGCGGTCAGGTCGACGACTTCCTCGTTGACGTAAATGTTCCCGAGCGTCACCTTGCCCATGCAGATCGCTTTCCAGAAGTGGAGGTAGTAGGTGTAGCCGGTGATCTGCTCCGTCTGTGAACTGCCGCCGCCTCCGCCCTTTCCGCCGCCGCCGCCAGACTGGACGTTCTGCGTGATCGCTGTCGATTCGAGCGTTCCGTACCAGAGCACTGTGCCGGCGATCTTGACTGTCCCGTAGATAACAGGAACTGGCACGCCCTCGGAATTCTGCGTGATCTGCATTTCCGTGGTAGGCGTAGGCTGCGCCATCGTCGATGTGGGGTTGTCGAAAGTGGGCGGATCGAGCATGGTGCCGGCAGTCATGCCGACGGCTGCACCAGCGGCAATAGCCACGTACGCTGCCGCCGACCATCCCCCAGTCGGTATGACAAGGGCCACCGCGACCGCTCCGACCACTGCCCCAATAGCACCACCACGGCTTGCCATCAGTTTTCCCTCATTAAACGAAACACGCAGCTCATGTGCCGCATCCAGTAATCGCGAAGTTCCACTTCTCGGACGTCCCGGCAGGAGATCGCTCCGAGCATCATGTTGTTTTCCACAAGGATGCCCAGGTGATTCGTCACGTTCATCTTCGTCAGGGCAAAACCCATGACGTCGCCCCACTGGAGCGGAGATCCGGCCGGGAGGCGATCGATGCTGAAACCGGGCGCCAGGTGTTCGCGGACGTTCTTTTCGATGTAACCGAGCACCATTTCTTCCTGTGTGTTGAGATGCCAGTCGCGGGGGTAGTAGCTGTACGAAACGCCGTCGAGGATCCCCGCTTCGACCAGGGCCGACGCGATGAACAGGGTGCAGTCCGCGCCGCATCCCTTGACCGCCGTGAAGTGGCGATAGGGGGTGCCTTTCCAGGAATCGAGGATCTCCTGAAATCGCTGGCGGTTCTGCTCGTCGTCAAAGTAAGGCGTCATCTCAGTGTCCACAGGACCGGCGATTTCGCCGGGATGTAGTCCATGCCAAGGAAGTTGGCGAGGTTGTTGAAAGTGTTCAAACAGGTTGCCGGGTTGCCGTTGCAGCCGGGGTAGGCGATGACCGTTTCTCCTGTTTCCAGGTCGGAGAACGGGACATGAAGCGTCAAGGTCGCGCCGACATGGTTCGTGATGAGCCGGATGTCATTGTTGAAGGTGACATACCCGCCGATGAAATAACCGTCGGCGTACCCGTCGAACGTCGCGCTGGAGATCGTGGAGCCGGACACGGTCGCTACGGCGCTGACGGCGTAGTTCGCCTCGACAAGGCCGCAGTAGGCATCGAAGATCGTGTGATTGCAGAACGACTGGTAGAGGACCCGCGGAATCCGCCGTTTGAGAAGGTGTTCGATGGAAACACATTCCGCGCTCGCCAGATTGTTCTTCACGGATACATTGCGGATCAGTCCGTTGAACAGGGTCCTGTAGGTTCCAAGGTCGTCCAGGTAGTATTTGCGGATCGTGACGGACACAGGCTGAAAGGGCGTGTTCGCGATGAACCGGCTGAACGGCTCGACGACCGGGGCTTCGATGACCACCTTCGAGGCGCCCTGGGATTCGATCGTGAACCCACTGCGACGGAGAGGCTTGCTCGAATAGACATTCCCGTCGATCGTGAGATCGGTCTCGTAGGATGTCATGCGCGAGATCGATCCCGTCACGGTCAGGATGTAGACCTCGGCCGAAAGCTGTAATTCCTGGGCGGCTTCCTTGTCGTTGAAACTCATAATGCCGGGTATTCCTTCACAAGTTCTATGAATCTCATCTGGTAACTGCTGACAGAGTCGTTCTTCATCCGGAGCGAGAGCTTGTCTACGTCGAGCCGGACCAGGAGAAAGCGGCCGAAAGTCATGACGTCGGCAAGCGCGATGTCCCGGGTGATCGCCGTGTTGAACGTGAGCGTTTCGGTCCCATCGCCGTTGTCGGCGCAGTCCGTGATCGCGCGAGTGATCATGTCGCCCGTGACTGTCTCGATGAAGATCCGCTCGTCGCCGCGGTGGATGTCCGTGAAACAGACGTCCTGGACGATCGCCGTCGTGTCATCTTGCTCGATGGCTTCTGCAAGCCGGAACGCCGAGATCCACATGGGCAGCCAGAACTTCGTCAGACGGCCCAGGCGGCCCGCGAAGAAGGTGAGAAGCGTCGACTCTTCGGCCTTCGTCTTGTTCAAAAACTCGTACTCGATCGTGATCGGCTGCGCCGATGTCACCGCGTAGAATTCCTTCGTCGTGCCGGGGAAGGCCAGGATGTCCCGTTGATGCAGCGCATCGAACGAGGGCATCGAAACCCAGTTCGGCTTTGTGAGAAACTTGGTCGTTTCTGATCCGAGGGCGCTGTAATCATCAGCCATTAGCAGGTTGTTGAAAAACTCTTCACAGTTCTGGTTTTGGTATGAGTCCTATGGTAATGAACTGCGCAGAGTTCGAGATCAAATTTGAGGAGCGGAAGATGCGCGGGACAGAGAACCTGACGGACGCCCTTTTCGTTTATGTATCG